ATACGGTTAGTAATAATGTTGATTTATATAATGGTTTATCTAATCTTAATAGATTTTAAGGATCGCAATGTCACGAGGTTATAATTTATCATTTAAGATGTATATGGAAGGTGTTCTTACTCCATTTAAGAGCGCCAATATTATTTGTACGCCTAATGGTGTTGAAGCTACTATTAATATATATGCAAACAAACTTGTTTATGATTTGAAGCCTAAAACAGCGGTACAGATATTTTATAAAGACTGGATTAATGGTATAGAACAAGGTTGGAGGTTGATGTTTGATGGTTTTTTCTCGGCTATAGTAAAAGAAGATGAATCTACTCAAGGTAGAATGGTCGCTATTACTTGTCGTGATTTCAGAATGGATTTGAGAAAGTCTCCAGCATATTTATCTTATACTGGTTCTGATGAACTATCGAGTCTTCAGATGTATAATATGCAGGGTCTTTATGAGACAGGTATAGTTAAAGGGTCTTCCAAACCTGGTTCTTATAGAAAAGTTGGTAATAGAGAATATGATAATTTGCTTTGTACACTAGCTTCGATGATGAGATATATAGCAGGCACAGCTTATAATACAGGTAATATTGGGGTTCCTAAAAGTACAAATAAAACAACACCTTCTCCTACACTTACACAACAATTTAACACCTCTCTTTCTGAATCTATAAAAACTTCTGTTCCCCCGCCACCAGCAAAAACCGTCTCTTCTTACGAAGGGATGTCTGATGCTTTTCAGCATGATGAAGCTGGTAAAGCAAAATGTGGATTATTTCTTGATGCTTTTATAAGAGGCATGTGGTCTGAAGCTGTTGGTGGAACAGCTATAGGTGTTTTCCTTAATAAAAGAATAAGGATGGATAAACGTTTCTTAGTTCCTTCTAATCGGGCTGGATATAACTTCTGGAACCGTCAGAGTGCAGGGTTAGAGGTTGGTGGATACTTGATGGGTGACTCGAGGTTTAGTAGCCTTGAAGCGGCTATAATGAGGATTGCAGCCCTTTTCTCAGTAAGGGTTTATTCGTGTAATACGCCTACCCTTATAGATATTTCAAAAGAAAAAGCTGTTAAGAACCCTTATTCTGCAGGTCCATATGCTGCAAATCAGTATAATCAAAAAGCTACTACTGGGGCTCCAGTTTCTTTTGTGATAGATGATAAAGTAAGGCAGAACCTTGTAGATAATCCTAATAATAATTTTGGTGGTAAATATATACTTAATGAATCAATGTTATTACCTCCAATGGAATTTACAGCTCCACCTAATTGTAATATTTTTCTTCCTCCATTTTGTAATAGAACAAATTGGCAATTTGATATGGATTCAGATATCACCAGAGCTTATTATTCCGTGGTTGATAGTATGTCTGCTTATGATTCAACAGGAGGATTACATAGGCTTGGTGTGCAAGTTCCAAATACATTATTTGATAGATCTGTTGAGAAGAGTAGTCTTTATAAAGGTAATAGTAAAATAGATGAATATGGACGATACAAACCTCCTATAACATTAGAGGAAAGATATAAAGGTGTTACATTAACTTACGGTCAGGTTAATCAAGATATAGCTATGTATGAAGTTGTTGCTGAGAATAGGGCAACTTTACCTGCAGATAAAAAGCAACAAGCTGATAAATTAGAATCTGATGTGAAAAATGTTAATGCTGTAAAAAAAGATTCAGATTTTAACATGATGAATGATGTTGGTTATAATGCTGTTGCTGATATGCAAGCTAAAGCTAAGGAAATCGAGTCTAAAAAACAAACTAAACAATTACAAAACACTACCACTAATGCTTTACGTCGCCATGCTCTTATTAAATATCTAAATGAAAAATATGCAGGCAGAGTTGTCACTATTGATATGATGTTTAATCCTTACCCTATGTGTGGTTTTCCAGGAATGTTTGTTGATGATGAAGAAGCTGGTGGATCTCAATCAGCTAAAACTATTATAGGAATGGTACAACAGATAAAACATTTGATTTTTATTTCTCCTCAAGGTGCTGAAGCTAGCACTACTGTATTAATGAATAATGCAAGATTTATAGATGAGCCAACAGATATGGATGTAGATGGTAATGCTTTATATATGGGAAAAACAAACACTGCTGATGCAGAAATAGATATCAATACTTTATTATATAAACATAAAGATTATCATATTCCTGAACCGGTTCCTGAAACACAAAGGGTTTTAAATAGTAAGGCTTACGATCTTGCTCAAGTAAGTAATCCAGGTTCTGTTTATGCAAAAGATTTTCTTTCTATAACAGCTAAATCATCTAAAGGTGGAAGATCTAATATTTATTATCTTGATAAGGAATATGATCCACAACACATTCCATTATTTTATGAAAAGGTGTTTAAACATACCGAACATAGTTTTATGATAGGATCAGAAAATTTCAGTTCAAGTAGTGGTCCTGGTGGAACAAGATATTTCGTATATGATACTATGCATGAAGCTGTTACGAATTTACGTGCGGATCGTAAAGATTTAATGTATGATTATGATATGGCTATGCGATTCGTGTCTAGATCTGTTTGTTCTGCAGACGCTTTTTATCAGGGAATATTAGGATTATCTATTTTAGATGAAGACGAATATATTAATGATATTGAAAATTTTAATAATGACAGAATTAAAGACGAATATTTTGGTGTAACGACAAAGATATATAATCAAGCAGCAATAAATGGTAGTGGACCTGCAGTAAATCTTGTAGCACAAAGTGTTACAAATTTTGGAAAATCAGAAGGGCTTATGACTACATCTGGAGAATTTAGTAGCATACTGGAGAGTATACCTTTAACAGCTTTCATAAAAGAACGCAAGATAGCTGTCAAGAATTATATTTTAGAGGCAAACAAAGTCGGCCAAGGAATGAGGTTTACTGTTCCGGAGGGAAGTAATGGATAAACTAGCCTCAATAAGAAATAAAGCCTTCATAAATGAGCTTCAGAAAATTGCTATAAAAACTTGCCATAAAAAAGATTTGTATAATTTTATTAAAAAAGCTTCTTTTATAGATGAGAAACATATCTTGAATAGTTGCGGTTCGGGTAAAACATATGGATTTATAAAGTTTGCTGAAGAATACAATATTACTCCTGGATACTGGGAAGGTAAAAAAGGTCTTCATAAAGCTATATCTGAAGACCCTAAGAAATATGAAACAAAAAGAGGTTTAGCTTTAGGAACAATGTTAGGATCAAGTGTTATTGGTGCGTCTGTAGGAACAGCTGTTAAAACTATGCAGTTTTCTAAAGAAAAAAGATTTATTGGAAAGAATTACAAACTAAGAAAACAGATAAATAAAGCTGGTATTGTTCCATCTATAGTTGCTGGATTGTTTGCAGGTGAATTGGCTAAGCATAAGTTAGAAAACGCTTATTTGAATCAATATGGAATTAAAAAGAATTTGTTGGATCCTCGATATCATTATACCCACGAAGCTTACAATAAATACTATAAATAAGAGAGGTTTGTTATGAATTATTTAAATGAAATGGTTTTAAAATCTTTCAGGGAAGAACTCGAGAAGATTGGAGCAAAAAATCCAGTTGCGGCATATACTAGCAAAGGAGCTGTGATTGGTAGCGCTGTAGGTGGGGCTAGTACAGCATTAGTACTCTCAAGATTATTAAAGAATATTAAAAAGATTGAACATAAATCTCCTATTGTTGCGGCAGCTACGGTAGCCGGAGCGGTAGCCGGAGCAAAGGCGGGATCACACATAGGTGGATTTTTTGGTGGTGGGGTCAAGGGAACACATGGAATATACGATGTTAATTATGGTGGACATTAATGGGAACAAATCTTACAACTGAAATATTTATAAAAAAATCCATAAAAAAACATGGAAATAAATATGATTATTCTAAAGTTAATTATAAATCATCTATTGTTGAAGTAGAAATTATTTGTCATACTCATGGAATTTTTTTTCAAAAACCATATGTTCACTTGCGTGGCGGCGGTTGTAGTAAATGTATACGTAGATTAAATACAAAAGAATTTATTAAATTATCTAAAAAAATTCATAAAAATAAATTTGATTATTCTAAAGTTGATTATATTAAAAATAATATAAAAGTTATTATTACATGCCCAACTCATGGTGATTTTTTACAACAACCACATAATCATTTATCTGGTTTTGGATGTCGTGAATGTGGAAAAGAAATTTTAAAAAATTCTCGCATATCAAATACAAATGAATTTGTAAAAAAAGCAAAAAAGATTCATAAAAATAAATATATTTATTCTAAAGTTAATTATGTTAATAATCGAGTAAACGTTATTATTGTATGTCCAATTCATGGTGATTTTTTACAAAAACCAGACAATCATCTTCATAAAATGGGTTGTTATAAATGTGGTATAGAAAGTTTAAAAAATAAACTATTATCAAACACGAATCAATTTATAAAATCTGCTAAAAAGGTTCATAAAAATAAATTTGATTATTCTAAAGTTGATTATACTAATAATTCTACACCAGTTATTATAATATGTAAAAAACATGGCGAATTTAATCAAAAACCTGCAGAGCATTTACAAGGTAATTGTTGTCCAAATTGTCATACATCAAAAGGTGAAAATAAAATATCATCTTTTTTAGATGATAATAAAATTATTTATATTAAAGAAGCTAAATTTTCTGAATGTAAACATATATCTTTATTAAAATTTGATTTTTATTTACCAAACTATAATTTATGTATTGAGTTTGATGGAATACAGCATTTTGATAAAACAACACGTTGGTATAATAAATTAATACCAATTAGAGATGCGATTAAAACAAAATTTTGTAGAGATAACGACATCAACCTCATTAGGATTCATTATAAAGATTTAGATAATGTAGAACAAATTTTAAGTGAGTATTTAAAAATTAATGTTAAACAAATATCAAGTAATTTTATTTAGGTATATTTATGGATGATCGTGAACAGTTGCTTAATTGGCAGAAGAGTCGGGATCCTGAAGAGTTCACAAAACTCTATATCAGGTATCAGCCAATTATTAATTCAACAGTAAATAAGTTTAAGACTACTGGTTTGCCAATTTCAACATTACGTGCAATGGGTAACGCTCAGTTGATTAAAAGTTTTGAATCTTATAAGGGTTATAAAGAGACTCAGCCTATCACTCATATTTATAATAATTTGCTTAAAATTCAGAGGGCTGCTTCGGAAAGTCTTTTGAGTGGGCATATACCTGAGGCTAGATCGAATAAAAGAGTGACTTTTAACATCGTGAAAGAAAATTTAGAGGACGAATTGGGTCGTCCAGCTAATAATAGTGAGATCGCAGATAGTTTGAATTGGAATATAAAAGAAGTTGATAGAATGGAGGCTGAAAGTAAGGGCGAAGCCACAGCCTCTTCAGCTCCATTCGATTTTTATGGTAACTCAAATGTCAATGAGTCTAAAGATTCTGTTTTGTTAAGTTATTTATATAATGAATTGCATGGAGATGAAAAATTAGTATTTGAATATTCTACTGGGTATGGTGGAAAAAAAATGTTAAATAATAAAGAGATAGCAAGGTTAATGCATACCAACGAGATGGCAATTGGAAGAATGAAACGAAAAATGGCAGAAAAAATTAAATCATATAGATAACATACAGCAGGCGGTAGGTCGGCATCTAGCTAAGTTTCATAAGCTTGGCAAACCTGGTTCGACTCCAGGGCGTTGCAACCAAATACACAGAGGAATTATGAAAAATAGAATTGAGATGATTAAACAGGCAGCTTATATTGATGAACTTCAGAAGATATCTGCCTTTAAATTTCCATTCAAAAAGATTAAAAATTTATCACAAACTCCTAAAAGTGTTGGTGAGAATGAGATTTCTGTTCTTGTTCCTGGGAAGGGGTTTGTTAAAAGTGAGAATATTAAACATGCTGCTTATATTGATGAACTTCAGAAAATAGCTAAAATTTCAGCTCCTGAATTATTAACAATAACAAATAAATATATTATTAAAATAGCTAATAAAAAAAATAAATATGATGATGCTAGAGAAAATCTTAATGAAATTTCAAAAGCTATTAAAGAAGGTATTGAAAATTATAAGAAAAACACTGTGATTTCAAAAAATAAAAAATTATTAAAAAGAATACCTGAAATAGTTAAAAAATAACTTCACATTTGGAGGTAGATATGAAAAAAGTATTATATGATCAAATCAAGCAGTCTGCATTTCAGGATGAACTTGATAAGTTAGCAGCTAAAAAGAAGAAACATCCTGTTTCAGAAGCTCAGCGTCGTTGGGCTTTTGCCGCTGAAGAGAAAGGTGAACTTCCTGAAGGTAAGGCAATGAAATGGTCAAAGAGAGCTAAAGGGAAAGATCTTCCTAAACATTCTAAACAACATGAACAGAAGAAGGAGGCTGGTATGAATCAGGAACAGTATGATAAGATTGTAAAATCAGCTTTTGATGATGAAATGAAGAAGATTGCTGGTCAAACATCTGAATTAGCTGGAACAGGCACTTCTGGTATTATTGGGGCTCCATTAGCTGCAGCAGCTGGCTATCATTTTGGTGGTGCTCATAAAACAGAAGGTAGTCTTAGAAGAGCTGAATCAAAAGGGGCTTCTAATGTTTTGATACCTTTTGTTGGGCCTTATAGACTTGGGCGTAGATTAGCTACACAAAAAGCTAATCCAGAAATGTATTCAAAAGTTATGAAAAGTATATCAAAAGAAAAAGAAGATATTAAGGCAGCAAAGCAAACGCTTAAAGGTAAATATTCAAAGTGATTTTGCTAAAGTACCAATATTTAAATTAGGTTACGATCAGGTCTCACAATTTGATCGTAACCAATTTAATTACTTTTGTAAAAGTATAAAATATTATGCCTATTAATAAAGATAATTCTAAAAAAGTATTTATTTATGCGTTATGTGACCCAACTACTTTTGAGGTTAGGTATGTTGGTAAATCATATAACATTTATCAAAGATATCATCATCATATTACAGAAAAAAGAAAAACATATAAATGTAATTGGATTCAAAAATTATTAAAAGACGGTTTGTTGCCAAAGCTTTGTATTCTTGAAGAATGTAATATTATAAATTGTGATGAAAGAGAAAAATATTGGATATCTTTTGAAAAAAGGTGTGGATGTAATTTAACTAATGCTACCAGTGGTGGTGATGGAAGTTGTGATTGTCCTATTTCAGAAGAAAATAAATTAAAAAGAAAATTAAGAATGGTTGGAAAAAATATTGGAAAAGAAAATCCTTTTTTTGGAAAACATCATTCTGAGGAAACAAGAAATAAGATTAGGCAAGCCCGTTTAGGTAAACATCATTCAGAAGAAACTAAAATTAAACTTGGAAAAATTAGTTCAAATAGAATTATTACTGATGAGTTTAGAAAAAAAATGAGTGATTTAAAATCAGGTAATAAGCATCACATGTTTGGAAAACATCATTCTGAAGAAGCAAAAAAGAAAATAAGTATTAGATCTACTGGTAATAAGTTTGCTTTAGGAACACATCATTCAGATGAAGTAAGGAAAAGAATAAGCGAATCCAATAAGGGTAATAATAATTATTTTTTTGGAAAACATCATAGCGAAGAATCTAGAAAAAAAATAAGTTTAAGTAGTATTGGTAGACATCCTTCAGAAGAGACTAGAAAAAAGATGAGATTATCTCATATTAATAGATGGAATAATAAAAAAAATAAGGTATTATAATGCCTAAAGATTTTGCTATAGGATTACCATTAAAAGAAAATTTTGAAAAAATAGATCAAAAAGGATCTACAAGATTGGTAATTCAGAAACATAATACTGTTAGAAGTGGTGGCAGAAGTCATTACGATATGAGGCTTCATAATTCTAAGGATAATAAAACTCACAGTTGGGTAATTAAATCTTTACCTGGTGAGAAGCGACGTATACTTGCTGTTCGTCAACCTACGCATCGTGCAGAATATTCTGATTTCCAAGGATTGATTCCTTCAGGATATGGCGCTGGGACAGTGAGTAAGGCATACGACAAGAAAGTGCGAGTTCTCAGCGCTTCTAACGACCGGATAAAAATGATACTGCCTGAGGGAACTTTTACTATGATAAAGCCCAAATCTTTTAGCAAAAATGATAAAAATTGGTTAATGATAAAGAATGCAGCTTATATCGATGAGTTAGAAAAAATTGCTGGTAAAAATTTATATACAAACTTAAAACCATTTAATAAAAGAAATAGTAAACATAATAAAAAAGTTCTTGATTGGATAAAGAATTTAAATGAGAAAAGAAGTAAAGAATTAGAAAAAAATAAAAAAAATCCTTTTGATAAACTAAAAGGTTTAGAACTTTAATATGGGGCAAATATGAATTACGAACAAATCAAACAAGCGGCATATGTGGATGAGTTGGAGAAGATAGCTTGGTCTCTTCGTGGTATAAACAATCCAACTATTAGATCTTATAAATCAACTGTTACCAATATACTTAATCCTGTTTCTAGAAAAAAATCATTTCATATGACTTCTAAAAAAGGTCAACCTATGACAGCGCAGGATTTTGTAACTGATACAAGATATTCTGTTTTACAATAATAATATAAAATATGTCAGATAAAATAATAACTAAGCAAAAATACAAAGTGATAAAATCAGATGATATTGATTACT